CACTGAAATACCGCCGGGATTCAGGGGGTGACGTGTCATGAAAAACATTGCGGCAGTTGGGGTTCTTGAACGTATTCGCAGACTTGCACCACAGGGGTCGGTTCCACCGTACCGGACGGTGGAGGAGTGGCGGGAATGGCAACTTGCTGAAGGACGAAAACGCAGCGAGGAGATTAACCGCCAGAATCGCCAGTTGCGGGTGGAAAAAATCCTGAATCGTTCGGGCATCCAGCCTCTGCACAGCAAATGCTCGTTTGCAAATTATCAGGTGCAGAACGACGGGCAAAAATACGCGCTGAGCCAGGCCAAATCCATAGCTGACGAACTGATGACCGAGTGCACGAATTTTGTGTTCAGCGGTAAAACTGGCACCGGGAAAAATCACCTTGCAGCGGCGATGGGCAACCGGCTGATGGTGAAGGGGCGCAGCGTGATTATCGTCACCGTGTCTGACGTCATGAGCGTGTTGCATGACAGCTACGACAACGGCAAATCCGGGGAAAAATTTTTACAGGAGCTTTGCGGGGTTGATTTGCTGGTCCTGGATGAAATAGGCGTTCAGCGGGAGACGAAAAACGAGCAGGTGGTATTGCACCAGATAATTGATCGCCGGACAGCATCACTGTGCAGTGTCGGGATGTTAACAAACCTGAATCATGCCGCAATGAGTACGCTTCTTGGTGAGAGGATTATGGACCGCATGACCATGAACGGTGGTCGATGGGTGACGTTTAACTGGGATAGCTGGCGTCCAAATGTCAGCAATATGAGGGTTGTGAAGTAATTTTGTCCGGAGGAAATTTTAATGGAAACCGTATCTGACGCACTGAAAGCACTGAAAAAAGCCTCTTCACATGTGGTGGCAGCTCGCCTTGGAATCAGTCGTGAAGAGGCTGTCAACGAGCTGTGGGAACTCAAAAGAAAAGGCGTCGTTGATAAAACTGGTCACACCTGGTATCTGGCTGGCGAAGGTGAATCCCGGGTAACCGAAGAGCGGCCAGTAAAATCTGAAGCACAGGATATGCTGACCGGGGAGGTCGAACAAAAAGTTACCGCAGACATGATGATTGAGTTTATCGGTCAGGATGGGGCTAAAACGTGTGAGGAACTGGCGGGTAAGTTCGGTGTCAGTACTCGCAAGGTTGCTTCCACGCTGGCGGTGGTAACCGCAACGGGGCGGCTGGCACGCGTTAATCAGAACGGTAAATTTCGTTACTGCATGCCGGGCGATAATTTACCAGCAGAGCCGAAAGCCGCTCTGGTAACGGAAAGTGATGGTAAGGCCTTTCCTCAGCCAGCAGGTGCTGCGTTACCAGTCCGGGAAGCCGCAACACAGGAAGAAATTAAAACAGAAACTGTGGCGGACATTGTGCAGCCGTTGCCATCGTTTACCGAAACGCAAGCAGATGAGCTGATTTTTCCGTCCCTTCGCAGGGCAAACCTGGCGCTGCGCAGGGCGAAAAGTGATGTTCAGAAGTGGGAGCGAGTCTGCGCCGCGCTGCGGGAGCTGAACAAGCACCGGGATATTGTTCGACAGATTACTGATTCTTCCCGCCGTGTTGTATCGGAAAAGTGATTGCCGGAGGCGCTTATGGCAAAAGTATTTACACAAGAAGAGCGGGAAAAAATTAAAGGGCTGATCGTGGAATTCGTACGCCTTAACGGACGAGGCACGATTCGGCAGTTATCGGATGAAATTGGTGTCAGTCATGCGTCTGTCGGTCGTTTATGCATGGAGCTGGCCGCCAGTGGTGATGTTTACAATTCCGGTTACGGAGTATTCCCGTCTGAGCAGGCGCGCAAGGACTGGCAAAACGCCCGCAAAAAACTCTCAAGGGCAAAGCTGAAGAAACCATCTGTGGTTGATCCGGACCTTATCTGGCTATTACCAGACGGCGAAATACGCCGCTACGACAGGCGCCTAAACATAATCTGTCGCGAGTGCCGGAAGAGTGAAGCTATGCAGCGTGTACTGGCGTTTTATCAGGGGAATTTTGAGGAGGTGGTGCGGTGAGTGAATCAAAATGCCAGGTTAATGGCAACAAGATAGAACCATGTGCAGCACTGGCAAAGTCCCTTGAGCGTGATGCTGAATACACGATGCGAAAAGGTCTGCTGATATACAAAATCTGGAATGAGAGTTTAACTCGCGGTCCTGATTTTGTGATGTTGCGTTCCGGTGAATTTTCTAAATTACCAGTTCGGGTTTCATTTTGTCCGTTCTGTGGTGAAAGTCTGAAAACGTGGGAGAACAGAAATGAATGAAATTAAAGAAATACCAGTAGTACGTGATGAATATGGCTGCTGGACGCATCCTGAATATGAAAAATTCTGTGACGGTCGGGAATATATTTCAACGGAAGAGTTTAACGCCTGGATGGAGGAAAATAATCTTCAATACGTCCTCTGCTTCAGAGATGAAGGATGTGCTGACCTTGATGCGTGTGATGCTGATATTTCTGCATGGGAACCGGAACGACCAGAGGGCAATGGATGGTTTATTGGTTCAATACATGACACCGAAGATGGCCCGGTTTGTGTATGGCTGAGAAATAAGGCCGAAGCATAAAGGCTATAAACCGACTAACAACTAAATACCGAAGATTTAAATCAGAAACGATTTTTATTAAATCCTTAACCGGAGGGATTCCTGCACCCTCAGAACATCAGGAGGCCGTCCGAAAGGGCGGTAGTGAAATGCGAAAATTCAAAATAATTATTGAAACGGGAATAGCCGGTGGAGATTTCGAGGATGAATTCGAAGTGGATGATGATGCAACACCAGATGAAATACAGGATGAAGCTAAAGATATTTTCTTTAACTACTGCAATTACTCATACCACGAAATAAAAGACGAAGAGGAAGAACAAAATGGCTGATTTTGGTTCAACTAAATATAACGCCAGTTTTGAAGAATGGCATGAACTGTTAATGGATTATGCAGAGTTACGCGGTGGAAGTGCCGCTGATGCTGAAGCATGGCGTGATGATTATGAAGCAGGGAAAACACCGGTCGAAGCATATTGTGATGAGTGGGGCGATGAATGAGCGAGATTAATTATCAGGAAGGGCATGAAAAGGCAGGGCAGGCAAAACCAGTGGCATGGCGATATCGCTACGTGAAAAAAGGCGTTACAGACTTTCAGGGGAAGCAGTGGGTTGGTGACTGGAAATATGTACCGACAAAAGAGGATTGCAACGACAGACCGAACTATGAAATTCAGGCGTTATTCACTGCCCCGCCTGTGCCACTGACACCAGAAGGATTGATTAAAGCAGTGCGTTTCTATGAACAGGTAAAGCGTGAGAATCCGCCAGTCGAAACCGGAGCATGGAAAGACGCTGTTGACTGGGTGCTCAAAGAGGCTTGCCAGTCTGTAAACATTGGCATCAAAGGAGAGTGAGAATGCAAATTTCACCGGTTACTCTTCGTGTTGCGAAGGCGTTTATATCCAGACATCACCGACACAATAAACCCCCGGTGGGGCATAAATTCAGCATTGGTCTGAGAAATGATGCCGGAGAATTGATAGGTGTGGCGACAGCCGGTAGACCTGTTGCACGACATTTGGACGATGGATTAACGCTTGAAGTAAATCGCACATGTACCACAGGAGAACGCAACGCTAACAGCGCGCTTTATGGTGCTGTCTGGCGGGCAGCAAAGGCTATGGGTTATCAACGTTGTATTACGTACACCCAGGCAGATGAATCAGGAGCATCTCTCCGCGCAGCTGGTTTTGTTCGTGTGAAAGAGCTTCCTCCAAGAAAAAGCTGGGCGGAATCAAGCGTCGCCCTGCGGAGTAAACGCGATCCGGTCGGAAACGGTGGTGTTCCTCGTGTGCTCTGGGAAATCAGGAGAATGAGTACCACTGGCATTCGCATCAAAGGAGAGTGATATGGCAACTTTGACAAAAAAAGAACAAGCATGGTTGAGCGAATTACAGGACGTTCTTGATCGCTGTCCATCACCGAAAAAAATTGGTTTTTACACCATTGGCGATAAAAGCATTTACCTGTATGACCTGCGCCGCATGGATGAAATCATGGAGGCTCTTGATAATCGTTCGTCGATGGATTGGTGTGTTGCTGTTCATGATATGAATGCAGGGTTTGATGAAAAGATTTTGTTCCCCTCATCAGTTGAAAGCACTGCGGGTTAAGGAGTAACACATGACCACTATTACCAAAGAACGTATTGAATTGTTCATTAAAAATCCGCTTGAAAACGGGCTTACCCGTGGTGAACAAATGGAACTGGCACGGATTGCGCTGGCATCGCTGGAAGCAGATCCAGTTAAACGAGTTAACTCAGATCAGATGCGCCGAGTCTGCTTAGAAGCTAATCGCCATTTAGATAAATATGACGCGATGGCGAAAGAGGTAAATAAGTTGCTTGGACGCATCGCCCCGCCAGCGCCGGTAGTGCCGGAAGAAGCAACTCCGGAAAACGTAGAAATGCTCTCTGGCTATGTTTCCACGTACAAATTAACCGATAGCGAGCGCGATATTGCTGCCGAAATATGGAACGCCTGCCGCACCGCCATGCTTCAGTCCGGAAACTTTCGGGAAAGCAAGAATTCGTCAACCAATAATTTTCGGGAAATCCCGGAAGCGTCAACCAGCTCTCCGGTAACTCCGGCTCTTCTGCCTGGTGGTTTCACCATTGAGGAGGCGAAGGAATTACATGAAGACCTGGTACGCAGCCACATAAGCAAGGCCTTAAGTGGCGAAAAGATGAAAAAGAAAGATCGCGATGCTGATTTGCGCTGGATTCATGGCGTTATAGTTCAGGCAGCGTGGTTTGTAAAAGCATCACTGGAGCAGAATGCACTATCGGGCAACTCTCCGGCAACTCCGGATGGTTGGATAAGCTGTAGTGAGCGAATGCCGAATACCAAAACAGCCGTTCTTGTTGCCGTGGAGTTTGACAGGAAAGGTGACTGGCGAATGAAATGGGCTACTTACATCCCCGGGCATCCTGACGCTAATGATGGGTGGATAATTCCTGGTGCGTCGTGGAAACCGTCACACTGGATGCCGCTACCAGAACCGCCGCAGGAGGTGAATCAATGAGCTGGCCTGAAGCATTAACAACGGTAGGAATTGCGATGGCGGTGGCGCTGGTGGTGTATTCGATTTGCCGCTGGGGATAAAAACGGTTTGCGGGAAAAGGAGAGTTAAGTAGAATTGCAGCGGGTGCTTGAGGCTATCTGTCTCAGGCATGAACACCAAAAGGCAGATAGAGAAAAGCCCCAGTTAACATTACGCGTCCGGCAAGACGCTTAACATTAATCTGAGGCCATATCTATGCTCTACACACGTAGGTTAGCCTCTTACGTGCCGAAAGGCAAGGAGAAGCAGGCTATTGTTAACACCAAGCTGTAATGTCCCCTTTGAACCATTCTAAAATGTCCCCAGACAATTCTCTGGGGGATTT